CTTTGGAAACTCCCCCTTACTTGAAAGAGTAAGGCACTGGACTTTAACCGACCACCCATAAATCCCATGAAAGAAACCAAACACTCAATAGAAAAAGTTCGCATTTCTTTGAAATTTCTCATATCAAGTGAAATAGTTCTTAGCTCACAGCCTATTATGAACCAGTTTATGGAACACTATCTTCTAATGTTCAATAAATTATGGTTAACAAGAGGATCTAGGGGAGCACTTGCGTACTGTAAAGAGCTACGCTTGGGCTTCACTAGGTGGTTAAGTGGTAACCCACTTAGGCCACATGAACTTAGCTTCACTGTTGGTTTTACAACAGATGGTCTACCAAAGAAATTAGGACCAATATTAAACTTACTTAGGAAGGGTGTCAATCCTTCAGAATTAAGAATGATAATGACCATACTTTCTATAGGTAGGACAATAGAGTTGGAACCTCTGCCAGTACCATTGACTTCAATCACTGATCCTGCACCTCATTGAGAGTTTCCTCTTGATGAGTTCAAGAAGTGAGTATCAGAAAATGTTAAAGATAAAGATTCGTTGTCTATTAAGCCTTTCGTGGAATTCACGCCAATGTTTGGAAGGGGACCTAATGGTCCAGCCCTCCGGTCTAGTATTTGAGAAAGCACCCAAATATCTGAACAAGATATAAAGATGTTTGATGTTATGGCTCCCGGTTTAACCAATAAAGTTTTAGCTTTAAGGGAGTATTACCCTACGGAGTATGATAGCTGGAAAACACGATTTAACCTTGTGGAAGGTTCCAAGTTCCACTATGGAAAAATCACCAGGATACCAGACAAAGAGGGTAAGACCCGGGTCATAACAATCCTCAACTACTGGACTCAAAATGCCTTAAAACCACTTCATGACGCTTGTTCAAGCGCATTGAAAATGTTCCCCTGAGATTGTACCTACAATCAAGGGGATTTTAAGGCTATTTTAGCATTGGACACTTCATCATTATATCACTCCTTTGATCTAAAAGATGCTACTGATCGCTTCCCTAGATTTCTCCAGAGAGCGGTAATAGAATCGATCTGAGGCAATCAGATAGGAGAGGTATGAGAATTACTCCTCACACATCCTTACTGAGACCCAGTAACCGGCACAACTGTTAGATATGCAGTTGGTCAGCCAATGGGAACCTACAGTTCATGACCTGTATTTGCACTTACCCATGGATTGCTAGTTGGATTTCTAGCTTCCAAGTGTGGTGCAAGTCCAAAGTCATTTAAGATCCTCGGGGATGATATAGTGATAAGGGATGATCGATTGGCAGACCTGTACCATGAAACCTTAAACAAGCTTAATGTTCCACTTTCATTATCAAAAACAATGAGGTCAAAAACCACATTTGAATTTGCTAAGAGGTGGTTCCATAAGTCTGTTGAGGTTTCACCTTTTCCTCTAAGAGCCCTCCATGAGTATCTTACTTTCCCTCTCGGGTTAGTAGAGACTTTTAGGACAGCTCTAAGTAAAGGGTGAGAATTCACAAAGACAGGAACAGGACCCGGATCTGTAAACCTATTACTAACCCAGCACAAGATTCATCCAACTTTCGTAAGGAAGATTTGTGCTGCTTATGATATAGGTACATCATACCCTCCTCAACTAGATAATACAGATGAGCTCCAAAGGGAACTAGCTAAGTTCCTAAGGAAACTCGGAATGTATGTATCATGTACATCTTGACGATCACAAGTCAACGATGTCATACCGAGATACTTCCGGATAGCATTGAACGATATGTCACGAGAGGATCTGGACATCACCACTCAGGCTTTTCTTTCCATAGAGGACACTGATGTTTTTACATCAGATCCTTCTGGAAGATCTTTCTGAATGGATGATCCTTCAGACCAACCGGACTCTGCCACAGACCAGACAGCAACTCCTCCAAAAGAGGAACTTCTTACTGATTTCCACCCCTTCTACAACATATTGCTATGGAGTAGAAATAAGGCGGTTTTCAGACCGGAAGAACCTGAGGATAGCGTCATTGGCTTTATGCCAATGGACGTTTCTTTATTCTGGAAAAAGCTTGAGATTTATTTCAAGGTTAATCCAACCATAAAGTTACTAAACTCAGAATCTCTTAGGAAGGAAAGAAGCGAAGTGAGAATCCTTAAGGCTAAATCCAGACTGATTAGGACTCTACAAGGTCTTATCAACCGTGTTTGAGCACCACCACCTGGATTATAGACTGTGTCTAAGAACTTCACTTGACTCCTCCCGTAGAAATAAAGAGTATTACTACTCTTCGGGCCTACGGGTTGTATGGGTTCAATTGATAATTGAG